TTGATCAGGACGACTATACTCAGAAATCATTCTAGACACACGTCCATAGAAAGTTTTAGCAATATCTTCAATATACTCTTTGTGTTTCTTCTGATCTTTTAGAATGTCGTAGAAACCTTGCTGCTTGTAACCTGTAATACCAAACAAACCTGCTGCATATGCTTCTACATCATTTGATGGAACAGCCACACGTGCTCTATTAGCATCTACCCATGAAGCATGACGCATCATCGCACTAGCTTTAAGGTAGTTATTGTAACCACTCATAATACGAGGATACATTTCTAAAGTATCTTTCCATTGTGCGTCTGTCAACTCTACACCGTCAAGACTAGCACCAACCATAATGCCTGTCATTTTAAGAGCTTCACCAATTCGACTAGCCGTAGTGGTTGTTGGACCACCATACAATTCTAGTAATGATCTATTACCATTCATCGCATCAATAATAAGTGTTTTGGTAGTGTCAAACAATCCACCACCTGCTGCGAGATGCTTAGAGAACTGTAAGTCAGTGTCTTCGTTAAAGATAGTTGACAATGCATAGTTTGCAAATGTATCATACAATCCACCGAGAAGAGCTTGTTTAACTTCAGGAGAAACCTTAATACCAAGCTTATCCATTGCCCAATCTAATGTCTCTGCAAGACCCATACCTGCTGCACCATATAGCAACACTTGCCCTGCTGCAACACGTCGTGCTTCTGCTTTTGTTAGAGTTTTATTGCCATATTTAGTGAGAGCAGGAACTACACCATTCAAGAAACCTTTGTGCATTACACTAAAGAACTGCGAAGGAAGAGACAATGCGCCACGCTGATAAGCAAAGTCACCAACATTAGTCATGCCAAATGACATAGAACGTGTATCAGCAGCAATCTGTGCTAATGCCTCTTTAGAACGAGGATTAACACCCGGATTTTGTCTGATAAATCTACGTCGTGCAATCATGTAAGTTGCTGACAAGTTGAAAATTTCACCTGCATCAAAACCTACTTTACGTGTCGCTGAAGCAACACCCTTAACCATGTTTAGTGCTTTTTGTCCTGCTGCACCAAAGAATCCGTTTGTGATTTCATGGCTTGCTTGTAGCATCGCATCACGACCAATGATGTGACTATCTGTTGCAGCTACTAGACCTGTTGCTTTAAAATCTTCTACAAGCTGATTGTAGCTTTTTAAATCCATGCCCATAGCTTTAGCACTAGCACCACGTAAACCATCACCTGTGTTTGCGAGTCCTGCCATTAAGTTCATTGCATCACCCTGCACTCTACCTGACAGTACATATGTAGGCTCAATTCCAGATAAGAATAGGAATTGACGAGACTGAATAAACAATTGACGTAATGGATTAAACACAATCATTGCCATGAATGTAGCACCACGTGCAACTGAGAATGGATCACGTTGACTGATAGTCTTACGTGTAAACTCACCAATCTTATTAGCACCTGCTGCTTCTAGCTTCTCGCCAAACAACACCATACTCTTACGCCACCAATCGGTGTTAAGGATATTACGCTCAACAATGTTAATGCTATCCCAGAAAGAACGAGCACTAGCAACTTGCTCATTACCCATCTGTTTGCTCATTGCTTTGAACGCATCAGCTGATGTTGGGAACTTTCCTTGGAATAACGCACCATCTTTGTCAAATGTGTTTACCCAACGACGTTTCATCAAATCAACAACAGGATCAAGATTGTGCATACGTGCAGCACTAGCTGTCAGGCGTTGTACTGCTTCCACAGGGTTTAATGTATTAGCTAACATACCATCTGCATCTTCAAGGTGTTGACCACGCTTAGAGAAGAACATACGACCTGAAGACATATGCAAATCTAATTCAGCAGCAATTGGAGCACCATCACCTGTTAGTGAACGATCATGCTTCCAATCATAAATTAATTTCTCACCTGCATCATCTGCTTGTTTTTGTAAAGTAGCTTTTAACTTCTCTGCTTCTTTACGGCTTGTAGCAGCCATGATTGTTTTTACAGGAATCTGAGATTGTTGTAGTGTCTCTCCATTTTTAATCATAGAGGTACGCTGAACAGTGATGAAATACTGCTCATCATAAATACGTGGGAAATAGCCTTTACGATAACGTAACACTTGCTCAGGAAGCTCAGCAGCAACAGTGTCTCCACCTACAAGAATAAACTCAGATACCTTATTACCTGTGCCATAAGTTTCCTTACTAGCCATGACACGATAGCCTTGCTTTAACAACTCATCAATCTGAGCACGTTCTACAAGCTCACCTGTTTTAGGATCAAAAGCTGTACGAACATTAGCAAGACGTGCTTCACCAATAGGAGCTGCAAGAATATCAAAATCATCTGTTTTTACATACATCATGTTGTCAGACAACAACTTGGTGCGTAGTGCTTTATTCTCAATCTGATATGCTACATCAGCTGCACGACGTACAGCATAGTAGCCGTCAATAACAGCCTGTACTTCTTTCTCTGACAAATCGGTGCCAACACGTGCTACAATATCATCAGCTGTAAACACCATGCCATCTAGTTCACCTTTCTTAGGAGCACCATCTTGTAGCAAAGATACAACTTGCTTCTTCACTTTATTAGATGCATGTGTGAAAGGCTTCAACATATCGTTGAATAATTTTTCTGTTTGTCTTGAACGGTCAAAAGCTCTGAAGAAGCTATCAGACAAATGTCTAGCTAATTTAGTAGACATATCAGCTAACCATTTAGCTTTAGCACCTTTAACTAAAACATCATTAGGATCAATGAATACATTGCTACCTGCTTTGTAGTCTTCACTAAATTTAACATTAATGAAGAAGTCGTCACCTGCATTTGCAGCTGCTTGACGTGAGGTAGAAGTTACTGTACGATCCCCTGTAAGCTCCACAAGACGCTTACGAGAGTCAGTAGATAGATTCTCTAACTTACCAGAGTTCAACACTTCTAGATCAGCATTAGCTTTCTGTGCAGGTTTACCCGCCTTTAAACGCTCATTAATACCAATCAAACGCTCTTCTGCTGTACGTAATGCATCTTCGTATTCACGTTGTGCTTGTTTACGAGCAGTTTTCTCAAGCATGTTTTTACCGCCCGCAGACATAATCTGCTGCACACGATTTTCAACACCTTGTTTGATGCTTTTATTTACATTACTCTTAGGATTTTTAACAGCACGTATCTGAGCTTTAGCTTGCTTTATGTCATATTTAGCATTCTTAGCTTCACCTTGTAGTGACTTAGTTTCACCACGAGGAACTTTGCCACCTGCTTCACGTGTTAATTCAGCACGTAGTTCTTTAACAGCATCAGCTTTACTTAATCCTTGCTTAGTTCCTTCAGTGACTACACGAGTTTCTCCACCATGAGCACGTGCAACAACTTGAAGAACAGCTTCTGGAAAGCGTTCCTTGAGATTTTTTAAAGCATCATCAATCTCTTTTAGACCAAAGCCTTTAGTACCTGTCTTACCAAATACAGCATTAACTGCAAACTTACGTCCTGTATCTAATACACCTGTGATGTAACTAACTGTAGATGTTGAAGCATTAGGCCATAGAGTGAAACCTTTTGTTTCATTAAGTGTTCTGTTGATTTGAGCTGCTTGTGCAAGACGTTCAGCTAGTGTTAGGTCTGTACTAATATCAGAACCTGCACCTAGAATTAATTGAGACAGGCGTACATTATCCTCCACTACAGTGGAACTAACTCCCGGCATGCTGCTAGGACTAATATTATTAATAGAAGTGTCAATCAGAACATCAGACTTATTCGCTCCTGTTTTTACAGCTACATCATCACTAAACTCTGTTAGAACTTCTGCTTGTAAACGGGCTGATGTTTCTGGAGCTACACGAATAGTAATCCCTAAGTTACTTCCACGATCAATACCACCAACAGGTGTACGTGCTCTTAGTAAATGAACAGGGGCTTTTAATAAATCACCTGCAAGAGCTAAGTCTAAAATTGCAATTGCATTGTTGACACCTTGCTGCCAATCAATGTCTTCTTCGTCTGGAAGATAACTACCACGTACTTCTTCTGTAATTCTGCTTAGCAGTTCAAGCTTCTGAAAATCATTACCACCTAACCAACCGGAAGATTCATCTACATTATCAACAATAAATTGCATAGCATCGTATTGTTGCTCTGGACTTAAATCTGTAAACCATTCACGTATAGTTTGTAATGTATCCCCCGGAGCTAGATAGCTAGAGAATACAGTAGGCTCTCCATATGCTTCAGCAGTGGGAGTACCTGCAAACATTTCTTCGCCGTACTCTCCTCGTAGCTTGCCAAGCATCTCATTGACACTACTTCCGAATGATCCGGGAACAATTGTGCCTAAAAACTCAAAAATATCACCTAATGTACTACCAGTAAACTTCATGTTTTCTTGGTATAAACGATCAACACCATCTAGGTATTCACGTTCGTTATCAAGTCTTTGCAAAAAGTTGTCAAAGTCTTCACTATCTGTAGGAAGATTAATAGCATCTTGAGCAGCTAGACGTGCCGTAGCAAAGTCTGTAACTACTTTGTCTTTAGATTCAGCTAAACGATTTTGCAAAACAGGAAGGGTACTTTCAGCACCTTCTTGATAAGATAGGTAAGAAGCTTGTTCAATTTTATTATTTTTATCTGTCTCTACAATACCTTTAGTAAGCTCCTCTCCAATAGAAGACTTACCTTCTGCCATAAAATCTTGGGCAATTTGATTCTCTACTGCTCGATCTTCAATACCTACAGCATAAGAAATTTTAGCTGCTTCTTGATGTGCAGCTTCTTTCGACCATTTGACAGGCTTACGTTTTTCTGGAGTGTAGTCCTCTAACGTATATCCGTCATCTACAGAATAATCTTCCACTATGTATCTCTCTTATGATGTTTTAAACAAGGTTGCAGTTTGCATACCTAATCCTGCAATAGAACCAAAAATTTGAGCTTTACCCATAGCTGTTGCAGCTTGTGATTGGAACATGCCCTGTTGTCCTATAATGTTTGTGTATTGATTTAAGAAAGATATGTTAGATGCTGTTTGTGTTTGCATTCCACCTAACCCTGTAGCAAAACTAGATGATCCAAAACCACCTGCTGATACAGCTTGTTGAGCTACTGCCTGAGCACGTGCTTGACGTAGCTTTCTGTATTGTTGACGACGTTCACGTGCGGAACGTAATTCCTGAGCACGTTGTGCTTGTTGTGCTGCTCTGCGTTGAGCTTTTGCTGCTTTTTTGTTTTCTATATATGATAGAGCAGTACCACCTGCTGCTACACCGAGTGCCCACACTGCTGCATTAGCTGCCATGTTAATCTCCTATATATTTACTATAAACTCGTTCTGTATTCTCAAAGTTTAATTTTTCTAATAATCTATCAAATGGAGCATATACTTTCATGTTGATCATTAGCACACTCACTCCGTCTTTTTTTAATCGTTTTTCTACAGAACGTAGAAGTTTAAATGCAATTGTACTGCCTCTATACTCTGGATCAATGTATATAATATCATTCATAGCATACACATGATCAGAGTAATGTAAATGAGGCTGACACATAACTATAAAGTATCCAACTAATTTACCAAAATCTCGCACAGTAAATATACGTAAAATACCAAGTTCATTCATGGTTTTATACATATTAAAATTAGGATTTAATTTTATCTTGTCTTTACAAGATGCTATTTCTTTCCAATGAGACTTGATTAATGGTTGTATTTCATCTACAACCTGTGCATAAGATTCTTCTTGGTACGTAGTTTGTCTATACATTTGTTTGCCCGTCAACATCTAAGCCCCATCCGAGAATATAGCAATCGTTATCTTCCTCGGTGCGGAATTTTAAACTTAATGATTTACCATTTCCGCGTAGTTTATTCTTAGTTGTTATTACGGACTGACCATAGTCATAATCACCTGCTTCTGTAGGAATTTGACTTGATCTTAAACGATAAGCTTGAAATTCACTTCCAAATTTCATTGCTGCTTCACTGTCAGCAAATGCCCATTGTGCTTGTATCCAACATTTAGAAGGATTGTCAGAAACTATTGTACCACCTTGGTCAATTGCTTCCTGCTCAGTTCGTGAAAAATGAGTAGTTAAATAATTAACTGCTTTGTTTCTCTGAGTATCTTGGAATATTTCATACCCAGTAATTAAATAGGCATTAGCATCAACAGAATCCCAATCTTTAAATCCTGAGTTAATGTACTCTGAGAATGTAAATTCATACTCATTATCTACAGAATTGTACTTATAAGTTAAGTATTTTGTTTGACTAACACCACGACTTCTTGCAACATTCGTAATTAAAACATTATCAGTGTTTACTTGAACTGCATCTGATCCTACTATAACATCAATTTCGTGTGTAGTAGTATTAAACAATTCTGTAGGTAAGTAACCTGCAACATACGGACTATTTGTTTCTTCTTCTTTTATGTCATAAACATAAAATGCTTGCAATACTAAGTCAAAACGTAGCTCTTTGTTGAAAGTATTTTTAGAATTAATACCATCGTATGTATCTGTATCATTGTACAAATAAGTTATGATACGACCAGAAGCATCAAAGTTACCTACAGCATTAGCACGTCCTACAGAAGGAATATCATTGTAAAAAGTTTGTATAGTGGTTTCTGTAATGTTCTGAGCTGTTAGTGCTCCACTTACTTGATCAGGGGATAATACATAAATACCACCGTCTGCCCAGTAAGTAATAATATTTTCTGCTACTACCACCGAGTTAGCTGAAATAGCACCAATATTAGAAACTTTTGATACAGAATATTCAGTTGCTTTAAAAACATTGTCAGGACCAGTTATTTGCCATATGCCATTTTCAGCAATTATAACAAGAGTTGCACCTGATACAACAAGGCGTACAATTTTACCGGCTTCTGGAATTTTAATTAGTCCACCGTCTGTAGCAACTAAATCTGAAATATCTTCAGAAGTTGGGTCAGCATCTTGATAACAACGTCCTAAGTTGATACCACTTTCAATTACTTGAGAGTAGAATATAGTACCTGCATAATTAGGACTTCTGTTATCACCATCATCAACAGAAGATTCTACACCAGAATAAAAGATACGACCTGCATAAGAAGCAACTGATGTTATTTTACCAGTTTCTCGATCATCATTTAAGGCACCCGCACCTAAAGACGCAACTTGATTTCTATCAGCTCCTCTGTCAAAAGCACTAATAACAAACTTACCACGTGGAGCAGGGGTAGTTCCTAAATATGAAATAGTAATTAAGGTTGAATCAAACGTACCATCGTCTTTTTTACCAAAAGCTGCAATATCTGCATTAGATGGATATACACTTTCATCGTCAAAAAAGTCTTTAATGTCCCCCTCAGTTGCGTCACCCTTCCATCCTTGATTTTTTAAATTATACAGGTGACTTGTAGTAAGAGTGTTTGGTCTGGTGTCTACTAACAATTCTAAATCAGCAGCATTCAGTGAACGAACACCCCAAATATCTCGTACCTCAATATCTATGTCATATTGGGCAAAGCTGTCACCAGATTCATCATATCGAATGTAAATTGGATTGTCTAATTCATCAGATACAACAATCAAGTCGCCGTCAATTGCTGCAAATTGACATTGGCTGAAACCATTGATGTTAGTAGCTCCATTATTACGTGTTAGATTGAATGAATTTCCACTGTTTTTTACATTAATGCTTAGAGTAGCTTTAAATAAATCAACAAACCATAAACGACCACCGATTTGGATAACACCAAAAGACAAAGCAGGGTCATTATTAACATTCAACCATTTAAAGGTATTTATAGCACTATCAGGAAACTGAGTGCTGTTATATCCAGTGTCAAGTAGTGATGCTGTATTTTCAAAGTCTAAACCTAGACGACGTTGACGGCTTCCATCTCGGTTAAGCACAAAATTCTTTTCATCCAGAGAAGCATTTTCTGGATAGGTAAGTGGACTAGCCTCTGTGACAAGACCACGCACAAACGCATTACGTTCTACCTGTGTTTTTGCTCTGCCCATCCTTTACTTTCCTTTCTGCTTTTCGTGAAGGTTTTTTCTTTGCTTCATAGCATTCAATTGCCCATTTAGCATCTGCCTGTCTAGAATATCCTCCAGACAATTCCTTAGATAATTGACCACCACCTTCAAATTTGATATACCAAAGATTCTTGTCTAGAACTAGCTTGTAATCTTTAGCGTTCATTTACGGCTCCTGCGAGCATAGCTAGGAAGCTTAATGCCACCATGTACTTTCCAAGCCTTGCGAGATAGCCAATTTTTTGATCTAACTGCCTGTTGTTCAGCCTTTTGATCGGGCAGTTGTTTAATACGTGCAAAAGCTGTTGATTTTGCCTCTGCTAGAAGCGCAGGGAAGCCTTCTGAGGGGAGATCAGGAATGTAGTTATCCTGCATCTGCCATACAGGGTCTGCGTATGCTAGAACGCGTGTAGAGGACTGTAACAGGGTGCTTTCTAAACTACTGTTGTATGCATTAAATACTACGTAATCATCATCAAAGCTAGTCCAATATTTAGGATGCTCATCTGTTTTAATGAAAAACGGAATTAATGAATAATCGGTAACTGTTGTCACATTATCAGCTGTCACGTCATATTGATTGGTGTGCCGGATAAAATCGTCAACCTCTAAATACTTCAAATCTTCGTATTTAGCTACGCTAGGGCTGTTTTCAGTACGACAGTTGTATTGAACCCACTCCACTTCTTTTACATCCTCTGGGACACGCATATGTGTAGGTTTTTCACTGTCAGCAGAAGCAGTCAATCGAACAAAATTCTTTAGGTGAGGCCAATTTTTGTTAGCCATCATCTCAAAGTAAACACTTTTTACAATCTGAGCAACTTGCATTGACTCCAGAGTGTCGTTAATAGAGTTTACTTCGTCACTGCTCATGTCCGATAAAATATCTTGAACAAGATCAAGTAGTGACATTTTCATGTGCTATCTCCTTTAAGAAACTACAGGTGTACCTTTGATTGTAAAAAATGCACCAGAATAGTCTACAGTACATGCAGCATCAGCTTTAGTGAATACTTCAATATAATCATCAGTTGACAAAGAAATCAATGCTCCAAGGCTAACACTAGCCCAACTACCACTACTAATAGTACGAATACCACGAGTGCCGGATAGTTCAGTTCCATTTTTATAAATCACCCATTGAACATCTTTATCACTACCTGAAGCTTGCTTTGGAGAGATGATTAAACTTAAATCAGCAATAATATCTTCTGTTCCTGTGTATTTCAAACGAGCATTAGGTGATGTTTCACCAGTAAAACCACTAGATTGCGTCACACTAAATGTGGGATTTAATACTGTATCTGATGTTGTGGTAGAATGTTGATACGCAGGTGTGGCTGCATCAAATGCAATATACGCACCAATGTAAGCTTGCGTAGGAATCCAATCACCACTACCTGCACCATCTGCTACATATACTTTATTTGCTGTAGCTGTAGAAATACCTTTTGGCTCATGGATTTCTGGATCGTCAATATTTACGTGTTCAATTGCCATTTATAATTGTCCTGTGTTTAAAGTCTCCATCAGAAACACACTGATGGTAAGTATGCTTTTGATGAAGAGGGAGAGACCGAAGTCCCTCCCAATCCTAGAACTTTACAGTTCTACGTAGCGAATAACTACCTTAGCCAAACCACCATCACCGATAGTTGGAGTAGTACCGTCCAACTCAACAGCAACAGTAGTTGCAGCTGCCAATACTGACTGCCAAGTACCTGCTTTAGTTGCGTCATACTTAGTAGTACCCGCAGCTTCTGCTTGTGCTTCAGACAATTCAATACCGTAGTTAGTACCGGCAGAACCTGAAGTACCAACATTGATTGTAGGTGTAGTGCCACCTAATGCAAATGCTTCAACAACTTCAGCGATACACTCGATTACTTGAGCACCCTTTGGAAGAGTTGCTGAAACTTTGTCGTAGCTGTCACCACGAAAGTCGAGTTCAAGCTCTTTTACAACTCCTGAAGTTGGAAGATTGCCTGAACGACCTTCTGCGGTTTCACGTGGGCCATATACGTTGTTTACGCCCAAACCTGCTGTGTTTTCAATAGCCATTTTAAATACCTCCTAATTATGCGGTGTGAGATGCAGAAGTTACAATTACACCCAAGGTATCTTTGCGCTGAACACCGAAGCCATAACGAGCAGTAGTGACAGTTTCGTCACGACGCTTGTCTTTGTTACGCTCAGTCTCAGAACGTGGCATACGTCGCCATGCAGCCATTACTGGCTTACAGTTGTCGTCAGCAATACACATGAACAAGTTAGCAACACCTGCGTTAGTGGTAGAGTTAGTACCATCAATGTCGGTAGAAGCTGCTACACGTGGCAAACGATTTGAGGTGTAGATATCCCAACCGAATACATTACCAATGAACTTGTGCTCATTAGCAAAGCCAGATTCCCATGCAGCTGCGTACATTGGAGTACGATCAAGACCTGCTGACAATTGTACTTTCTTGTTGAAAGTAGCAGCAACAACAGGGTCAACGATAGCAATACGACCTGCCATAGGTGCATTAGCTTTATCGAAAGCCAAGCCCATTTCAATCAAGTCAGCCTCTGACAAAGTTTCGTTAGTACCTGATGCAATAACGCGGTGAGCGAAGCCGTTCACGTTGTTAGGATCAGCAGAAGTTTGACCTTCGTATGCAGCAGCCAAGAACTTAGTCTCGTAGTCTTCTGCAATTGCACGAGTGGTTTCAACAGCTGACATTGCAATCAATTGCTCAACTTGACTACCGTCTTCTTTCAACTCGTCAGTTACATACATTGCATCACCAACATACTCAGAGATGGTCATGGTGATGGTTGAGCTGTCGATTGGGCTATATGCCAAATCTGAATCTTCCGCAGCGTCCTGAATAGCACGAGTACCTACGGTTTTGATGTTCAAGGTAGTACCTGAACCGAAGTCAGAAACATTGCGATAGAACGCTTCTGGAAGCATGACATCATGCAAGTTGGTTAAAATAAAATTGGAATACTGTTCGTCATTAATGAACGCACCAGTATTTACTGTAGTATTAGACATGTAAATCTCCTAGTGTCTTATTGTGGTTTATGAGCTTTAAATTGCTCTACTACGTCTTTAATAGACGCTCCTCGCATAACTGATTTATACTCAGGAGCTGATGGTTTGATGGATGCGGTGTTAATACCTTCTCCACCTAACGGCTGCGGGTCATTTACTTTCATTCCATCGAAGTGTGACATTACTAACTTTGGTGCAGTAAATGCTAACTCTGTGAATTGTGATTCCGTTACACCTAATTCAGCAGCTTTAGATTTAAATACATCATTCGCTTTCTCGCCATATTTGCTTTCCAATGCTTGACGCACAGTCGCAGCGTTGGCTTCCCTTGCCTTAGCTTGCTCCATCTGAGCAAGTTGTTGTTGCAGTATTGAAGTTACTGCTTGCTCATCTAGTCCACCACTGACAGAGGGTGCCTCTGGTGCGGATGAAGATGATTTCATATGCTCAATCATGTCTTCCATGCCTTGACGTTTTTGTAGTTCTTCTTGCAATTTGGCAACCTCGCCTGATAATTCGTCAATCTTTGACTGTGCATGAGGAATACTACCCAACGCCGTAGCGACATCAGCATATTTTTGACGACCGTCTGGAGTACGAATGCCATTAAGCAGGTCTGCATAAGGGTCAGTTGTAGCTCCGGTCTCAGCCACGTTTACTTCCGGCTGTGTAGAAGCAGCTTCTGCGGTAGCATCAGCTTCAATATTTTCGTTACCTTCTTGAGGGGTTTCCTCAAATAAGTTAGACATAATTAATCCTCTAATAATGAGATAAGTTTTCGTAATGCCTCAGTTTCACCAAGACGATATGCTTGATGCTGTGACCAAGCGGGCAGCGTAAAATTATCTTCACGTGCCATATCGCGTATAAGTGCGTCTAAATCATCCTTTAGAACTTGACGCATTCTTTCACGAATTGTTGCAGAGGCTACGAATGCCTCTTTAATTTCTTTCTTACGTTCAGCTTCTAAGCCTTTCGTAATTTTTAGATTCATGTTACATCATCTCCGGTGGAATACCTTCTGTAGGAAGTTCACCTTCTAATGGAGTTTCAGATTCTACGCTCAAATCCTCTTGAATCTGATTCATTAGGCGTTGACTTTCAGCTTTGTCCATTAATCCTGCATTGTCACTGACAAGTGCAAATCGTTGTAGCTGTAAGCTATCTTCAACAAGTTTAGCAAGTGCCTTATCAGACATATGAGGCTCAATCTTAGGCCAAACACCTGTATTAGCAATACCAGACAAGTTTTGAATAAGCTGAGCACGATGTGCAAAGTGACGAGCACCAATTGGACGCAACTTACCTTTTGCTGTAATATCCTCTTTAGTGATAGACATGAATTGAGCTACACCCAAATCATCATCCATTACACGAAGGACATCACCACCATCTAGATGCTTAACAGCCATATGTAACATGTTATTAAGTAGTGGCTCTAAAAGCTCTACTTCAAACTGTGTAATCTTTTCTTGGAAGATTCGTCCTGCTGCATTCTCAAGTGATTGTACTTCAAATGCTGTCTTCTCGCCCGGAGTACGAATGCCCATTGCTTGCTTAGGCGCACCTGCAAATTCTTCCATCATCTGCATCAAGCCCATAATCTCGTTATTGACTTGCAATGCTTGTGCAGGAACTGCTAGAGGCTGTACATCACCACCTTCTGCAATGTGTACTTCACCACCCGGATAGAACTCAAACTCATCTACGTCACCAATGATTTTAAACATCGGAGTGACAACCAAATCCCAAGCATCTGCTTTAGCATTCTCAAGATGGTCAATGCGATATTGCATACCAACTAAATTGTCTAGTGGTCCCATACCATACAAGTTGTCAGGACGCTTACGCCAAGAAGTAAATACTTTAAACCCGTTACGCTTCCAAGCAGGAATAGGCTCTTTACGAATTACTAATTGACGATCAATAACTGTAATGATGTAATCATCTAACAATTCATCAGAATCAGGATCGTGGAGTGTGCCTTCAAACTCTAATACTTCAACATAACCTGATTGGTAGTATTCATATAGATTACCAAAACCATCAACTGTGTAACCTGCGGCTTTGTTAAAGTCATCTTTTTTGTAGCTACCAATCTTGCTACGTGTCTCATCAGCATATTTAATTGCTTGACGAATCCAAGGGCTATCGTCACGCATAGCCATCATCTTTAACTCACCAAATCGCATCAAGCTGCGTGTAATTTTAGGAGTGTTTTCAAATGATGGTGCTGTTGGATCAAAACAAATATCGTGAGGACTAACCCTAACTACTTTCGGACCAACATACCCTGCAACTTCTTCACCTGTCTCTTTATCGACTTTACGCTCATCACACCACTTAACATCAGCGATTGAAATACCATAGTCAATATAGTCATAAAGAAGATTAGAAACAACTTGTCGAAGATTACCCTCCCGAACTTTATTACTCATGTATGCTTGAATAGCATCACGTTTAGTTTTCAATTCAGCGTCTAATGTATAGCCTTCCCAACGTAACCAATCATCATTTGGAAACAAAGCACTAAGGTAGTTAGCATGTAGATTGTCGCGTATTTGGCAAATCTTAGGAAGTGTAGTTTTGTTTTTCCAAGGAACCCCTTCATCAGAAACTGTGTGAGAGGTATCAGTTGCAAAGACAAAGTTACGTAACTCTTCCTTTTCAGCTACCCATCCTGCACGTTGATTATTCCAGTTATCCCAACGATTCCAAATGGCATCTGCCAAACCTTCCTTGCTTAGAAGGTCTGTGATTTCCATTGTAGTTTGATTCATTTAAATCTCCACTATCTGTATGCCACTCCACCAAATCGGCTTGAGAAGGCTACTTTAGGTTTCTTTTCTCTATCTGATTTTCCTCTAGGAGGATTTGCAATTTCCACCACAGAGGCAAGACAATCTTTTAAGTCATCGTGTCGTGGTCTAGCTAGAATTAGCTCTTCTTCAAGAGCAGGTGTATAGCCACCTTTGTAGTGCCACATTTTCATGTCTTCGTAACGTGGCTCTAACACCGCAGCAATACGTTCTTCTTTAGTGCCTTGATGTCTGTTAGGTCTGTGAGCATCAACACTGATGAACACACCATTCTCTCTAAACTTGTCTTTCAAGTCATTCACAATAATTGACTGTGCTGCTGTTACTTCAGCTCTGAGTTTTCTAAACTCCCACTTTGTATGCATATACAGAATGCGGTCATAATACTCATTAATCTTGTCAGTTTTAAAACGATCAATGTCTAAAATGTAAACATTGTTATCTCTATCTACACCAATACAAACAATGGCAGTGTAGTCAGCTTTCTTACTCAAGCTGTATGCAAAGTCGATAGCTGCATAAATGTTAAGCTTTTTGTCTTTGTAATACCAGAATCCAGACTGCTGTTTAACAAAGCTTTGCTCATAATACTGGAATCTATCGTCACTTAAACGATTAGACTCAGGATCATTAGGATCATTGTAATACTGAGCATAAAACTGTGTACGGTCTGTGTACATAGCTGAGATACGAGCAAGTTCACGTTGGTCAAAGCCAAACATCTTACCATCTTCTCTAGCAGAGCGAGGCCATAAAAACTTACCATTAGTTTCTACAACACGTTCCATGATGTTCCAAATAGGTATTGTATCTGTCTGAATACCTTCATCATCAAACACAGGCATAGTCTGTTCTTTCCAAACTGAGTATTGATCAGCAGGGTGATAGCGAGTACCACATGCCTTAACCATACCCCCTGTGTTCAGGATAGAAGCCATCTGAGACATAGCAGCCGATACTTTACGTCTGCCTTCCTCAGTGTAGGCGTTGTCAGGAACAACAACGTCGTCTGCTACAATAATGTCTGCGTGTAGTCCGGTGGTGTTAGTAGTTAGACCCGCCGTTACCACTGTCATATCACGAACACCTTCTCTCTTACGTTGAGGATGATCCACTGCAATAGCAACTGTAGACCATTTTTCGCGCTTCCCTTCATCAGAATTTACCATCTCAGGCCAATATAAACGGTATTGCTGCGAAGTAAGAATGTTTTTAATTGCGTAAAGCTGTGCTTCCGCTAGGGTGCTCGTTGCAGAGAGGTAGAGAATAGTGGTTTCAGGATGTACTGTAATCCACCAAGCGCACCAAACCGCCACGCAGTGACTCTTCATATGTGCTCGTGGGAGCAACAACAATGAGTTAGGATGAGACTCATCTTGTAAGAATTTAAAAGCTTCTTTGTGTGCGTCACCATACACACGTTCAGGATGGATAAGTCTTGCAAAGAACCACAGATCACTTTCTGCTGCTTCTTTGATTTCTTTCCATTCCGAATTAGCCATCTTTTAGTCTCTTATAATCATTCATAACAGCTAACTTAACTTTAGCTTGCTGTTTAGTTTCTTTCTCTACTTCTTGTTTAGAAGGTCTGCCACGTTTAGGAGCATCAACTTCCCAACCTTTATCAGCTAACCACTTAGATGCTTGGTAGTTACCTTCAATTGCCTGTTCAATAACACCCATCACGCCTTGTGAACGCATCATAACATCACGCTCTTCACGCCATGCTTCTACGTAAGGAGCTAGTTCAGGACTGCTTTGTAGAGCTTTCCAGTGCGACCAACCACCAAGATACTTTTTAGCAAATTGATACTCAGTGGGATCATCACACTCAATGAATTTTTGATATAAGCTGTAGTATGTTTTACCATCTACTACATGATCTTCATCTTTTAATGTGTAACACGCATGTTGTCGTGTTGCAGGTAAAGTCATTTCAAAGAATAAAGCTTTAGTAAGCCATTTACCTTGTTCGTTTTTAAAAGCCATAGGGGTTTCCTTAGCGTTGACGCTGCATAGCAGCTGATCCAAAATAGAATCCAATGATGTTCATAATACTCACTGGCAGCCATTCAGGAGTAACGAATCCTTCCAGTTGTTTATAGATTGTTTCTGTTCCTGTGAAATCGAAGAACAAGAACTTAAATCCCGTTTCGACTTCAATAGGGATGTTTGTCGGATGTCCGAGTAGTGGAGCAAGGAATACAATACCCAAACCCCCAAGCATAGCCATAATAACAATAAAGCGACGAATCCAAGCTGCATTAGGGTTTTGCATAGCTCTAGCATCATTAACACCTGCTTGAACTTGAGCGTTCTGCTTCATCAGCATTTGCCATTGTTCGGCTTTATCTTGTTGAGCCTGTCCCCACATCTTCATCAAACCACCTAATACGGTGGAGCCAATCATGGAGATAGCTTCAATAGGCAATCCAAACATTACTGTACCGTTCCTTTCATAGCTACCATTAAGGCAATCGCACCACCCATAGTAGCTATTCCTAATAATACCACTGCTGCTGCAATAGCATATTCTTTTAGTTTTTCTCTGCGATCAATCTCAGCATAAATTGCATCTTGTCGCATCTTACGAATCTTCTTTTCAGTCTCAATGAACTCACGCTGTCCACGTTCGCCCTGAGTCGCACCTAGATACTGCATAAGCTCTGACCGCTGTTCCCTTGCTGTAACCTTGGCTGTGTAAATCTCCATTGCTTCCTGTTCGATGCTTTTTCCACTCTTCGGTAGCAATGAACGGAATATGTTTTTCTTCTTGTTTTTGTTCAACTCGTCTGCTTTGTCCAGATCGGCAATTGCTCCCGCCCACTGACTCAGTTGACTCATGCAATCTTGCAATTCTCTGCCGCTCTCGACTAGTTGCTTCAAGCCTTTGAATGCTGTAGTAGCTATTCCAATGATGCTCACTGGGTCCATATATCATACCTTTACTGTAGTCTCTGCAAGCCATTTATATAATATTTCTTGAGGCACAGCGGTACAACCTTGAAAAGTTTCAGACTTGCCTTCTTCTGATTCTGTAGGAACACTCATACATATTTGCGGTGTACCATCGGAATTTAAGCTCCAAACAGCACCTTCCATTGCCATAATTAAAACAAGTTCGGTAATACCCATTACCGTTTCATCCATTCAACTACAGCAATAATAACTGCCCATAGACATGAAACTGCAATGGCAATACCACCGGCAATACCTTTCCACTTAGTCAGTTGATCTTTGACTTCGTGTAGGTCTTTGTGGTTTTCTTCTACCATTTCAATAAGCTTATCTACCTGCGTCTCTAGCTTTGCTAGTCGTTCTGCTGTTTCAATATCCATATCTCGTATCCATTATTAAAATGGCAAGCCATGAGCTGCGCTAGGTAGTGAATCAATATTGTCCTGAAGGTTTGTGCTGATAGCTGTTAATACAGCATCTTCAAACTGGTCATTAATCCACTCTGTCATCATTGCCTCAGTGACATTTTCAAAAGCAACCATATCGTCAGGCTGATCTTCAAAACTAACCAAGTAGGGATGAGAGTAAACTGTCTTGCCTTCACTTGTATGTGTGAAACAAAATGACACTGACGTAATGAAACCAGTATCAAAGTTACGAATTGAATTGAATATAATGGTGTTCATTGCCTAACCTTTAAGTCACTAAAATCTGCATACAATCTTCTACAACCGATGAATATGAACCTGTGCTCGATGTGTTGTAGTAGTTTGCTATTTTAATCGTAATCTCATCACCAATAGCGGGAGTGATGGTTTTCTTTAACCACAACGTGTCACCGTTAGCAGCAGGGCTAGAGGTTTCAACGTATAGATAATAAGCATTACTAAGCTGACCTATGGAATTACTGTCAAAATCTGGTGAAGTAATAATGCCGTTAGCCATACCCGTCTGACTTGAGCCTGTGCCTTGTCGATCAATATTCCATCTTTCACCCGTTGTGCCTATTGCTAAGGTAGTATAAGTTAAACCTGTCGGGCTAATTCCTGCTGACGAACCTGCTGTTGTTGTTGACCAACCAGACCAAGACGAATCTCTGTA